GCATAAATACCCATACTGCTGTCGGTCGGCAATGATAGGGAGACCGTGCGTGGCGTTTGCCACACTAACATTATTATAAGGAGTACCAGGTATGGCCATAGGTCGTATATCCGGTTCGGTGCTGAAGTCTAACCTGACGCGTAACGGCACGGACCTAGCATTCGAGACGAATCTCTTATACCTCGACGTCACGAACTCAAGGATAGGCGTAGGTACTTCAGAACCCACAACAACACTTCAAGTATCAGGAACCACGACAACCGCGGCACTATCGGTGTCGGGCACATCCACGCTGGATGGCATCACTGTCACTGACAACACCATATCCACTAATGCCTCTGACGCTAACCTAGAAATTTCCGCCAACGGTTCGGGAAATATAATTCTCGATGCCTTGAGAATCAACGGCACCACAATCAGTTCAGACGATTCCACCGAGATAACCATAAATGAAAGCCTAGATGTCAACGGTTACCTTGTGGCAACCACGGGTGCCACCCTGAACGGCGTGACAATAACCTCGGGATCTATAACAGACTCTTCTGGTTCGATCTCTTTCGGAGACGAGGACATCACGACCACAGGCACACTGACCGTGTCAGGGTACACCTTGCCCAGTGCGGATGGTAGCAACGGACAGGTGCTACAGACGGACGGTGCGGGAAATATTGTTTTCGCCGAATCATCAGGTGGTGGAGGAGGAAACAACACAGCGGTCAAACAGTTCAACTACTTCAAATTGGGCACGACGTCTGCCATAATTGACGATTTTGACAGGACGGAATTCCGTGGCGCAATATATGATATTGAAGTGGATGACACCATTGACAACATGGTGGGGCACTACAAGGTGTCAATCATACAAGACGACACCACACCATACATCTCCGTGTATGATGTCAACGAGGACAGCACAAGGATCGTGGACTTCTCCGTGGCAATCACAGACAACAGGGTACAGTTGTCCGCGGTCACAAACACGTCATCACACACAAATCTTAGATGCTACAGGGTGGCCCTAGGTGAACATCACGAGACGGTGGCCAACACCAACAGCAAGATCATCGCCACTAGCACCACGATAGGATCGGCGGCCACAACACTGGACCAGTTCACCAAGACAGACATCAGGAGTGCCAAGTACATCATCTTGATCAGGGACAACACCAATCTCGAATACCAGATGTCAGAGATGAGTCTGGTGCATGACGGCACCACAGTGTACTTCAATGACTACGCGAAAGTTTCCAGCAGGGGCACAGAGACACACCAATTCAGTGCCGCGATATCAGACCAGACGGTCACATTGAGTGCGGTGTCGCTGGGCAACACATCCAGCACCGCGATACTGTACAGGATGGACCTGGGTCTGAAGACCAAACTGGGCGAGTACGACAACGTGCTGTACGGCAGGATGATCGGGGCAGACAGCAATGCCAAGACCATGGACGAGTTCGACGTGTTCCAGTACAGGAGCGCCAAGTACTTCGTCAGCATCGCAATGGACAACGACACCGAATACCAGAACTCAGAGATAACGCTGACGGTCAATTCCGCGGGCACGGACGCAACCATATCGGAAACCCTGGTGCGAACAGGCACGACCGATCTTGGCACGTTCACTGCGGACGTCAGTGGAGGCAAGGCAAGGTTGAGATTCTCGGGCACGTCAGAACTGACCAGCGCCTACTACGCCAGGAAGGCCATAGAGGCCAACAACATCTACAGGGCCAGCGCAGACACCACCAACAACCTATACATCACGCACGATAACTTATTGTTAGAACCTGGGGCAATCAGACTGCCGAAAGGATCAACCGCGGCGAGGCCTACCAATTCCGTGACCGGTATGATAAGGTACAACACCACGACCGATACCTACGAGAGATACGACACAACGGGATGGACCAACATAGCCACTCAGGCGGCGGTAACTGAATCCGCAGACGTCAGCACGGGCGAACAGACATCAATAGGTACGACATCTGTGAACATAGACACATTCACAACAGGTACCTATGACAGCGCATTCTATCTAGCGGTGACCAAGGATGAGATCAATGACGAGATATCAACAGCACAGATATCGTTGATGCATGACGATACCACTGCTTTCGTGAGCGCAGGTGGTGGAGTTCAATCTGGAGATAACCCACAACTGACTTATACAGCAGACATCAACGCGGGAACGGTCAGGTTGCGGGGTTCTGGTACGGCGGCAGTTAACTCCATAAAATTCTACAAGATTAGTATAGGTGACGCCACAACCGAATCTAGCTCAGGTAATATAGCCACTATAATCAACACCGATGTAGACAGTGCCACAGAAAATTTAGACACATGGGCAACTGCTTCATATAGGGGTGCGAAGTATTACATATCATGTAACAATTCAACCAATGGAGAAGTATCTAATGTGGAATGCCTGGTGGTCCATGATGGTAACAACTCTTACATCACAGTGTACAACGAACATTACTCTGGAAACAACAGCCTCATTACACTAACAACCGATATCAGCGGAACTGACGTGAGATTAAGGGCGTCATGCTCACCAAACACAGCAGTCAAGATGTACAGGGTGTTACTGAGTGATTCAGAATCAGATGCATCAAGTACCAACACCAAAGTGGTAGGACAAACTATTACTTCAAGCAGTGCCACCACAATGGACACATTCACCTCAGACACTGCGAACGGTGCTCATTACGTGGTGGTAGGAAACAGCACATCGGAGGGTGCGGCATCAGTGAACGAGGTCTTTGTTGTCACAGACGGTTCAGACGCCTATGTTTCTAGCGTGGGTATATCCACCAAGGGATCAGATCAGTTATCATTCACCGCGGCACTATCGGGCACGACCGTGACAGTGTCATCGGCATCCACATCGGGCGCCAGCACCACGGTCAACGCCTACAGGGTTCAACTGCTGAGACCATCAGCGGGTGCGGCAACATCAGAACAGGTGTTGGTTTCAACAACACAGACAATATCGGGTGCCAAGACGTTCTCGAACAGTGCTTTTATACTTTCAAATCTTCCAACATCGGATCCACAAGTGGCGGGTCAACTCTGGAGGAGTGGAAATGATCTTAAGATAAGCACAGGCTAGACTATAAGATCTAATATTGTCTGTAACTTACCTTTTATACTTTTATTGTTTAAAGTGTTTCTTAGTCCCATGTGCAGGTTCTTGGGCCAGCACTCGAATGCCGTCCAGCAGTAGCCGGAGTGTTCCCCGTTGAGACTTGGTATAAATTCCATGTCAATGGCGATGAGGTAGGTGTGGAAGAAGAACTTCTGATCGTTTGACGTGAACATCTCCAGGGGTATGACCTTCTTGAACTTGGGTGTGTTCCCCACTTCTTCCTGTATCTCACGCTTCAAACCCTCGAATGCTGATTCAGTGTACTTGGCCTGTCCTCCGACCAATCCCCACATGCCTTGTGTCTTCTTGTCGGTGCGTTGTAGGAACAAGAACCTTTTCGTTGAAGTGCTGTAGAACAGTGCGCCAGAACAGACTATGTTTTCTTTCATACGTTATTATAACAACTTATGTGAGTTTTATCAAGGGGTGGTTGCGTCTGTGCTGGCATCATATCCAGTTGCTCCGCCGTCAAGCACTATGCTCCAATTACCAGCGGTGTAAACTCCCTCGTAGGATTTGACCCATTCCGTACCATTGAACCTGTACTGTATGCCTGTGTTTAGATTGGTTACATAGTGTTGTGTGCTGTCCGGATTGGATGCATCAAACGCCACGTTCCATTTGCCTGTGGTGCTGTTGTATTCTATGATGTCACCTACTCTTGCCACCAGTGTTCCCCAAGTGTCACTCTGGAAAGATGCTGTGGAATCCCCCACATCGTTGATCACTAGATACCTGTCGCCGTTTGCGGGTGTGCCCGGATCGAACGTTGCCGGGTTTATGATCTTTTTAATAGCGGTCAACGAGTTGGTCGGTATTGTGTCTGAATCTATACTGTAAAGTAGTATGGTATCGTCCAGTGTTGTTGTCGCTATCGTTCCTATGATTTCGTTCCCATTGGGCTGTTTGAGTCTGATCTGTGATGTACCATTTGTGACCTTGCCATACTGATCCAGTAACACCTTCCAGTTCACGGCCGGTCCAAAAGTCTCAAAAGGATCGTAGTTTGATGTTGCGGTAGCACCGGTGTAATATCCATCACCGCCAGAACTGACGTTGACTCCGGTCGTTCCCAATAATCTCAACTGATTACCCGTGACCAATAGTCCAAAGTTGTTCGGTGTCACATAACTCCTAGACATCAATTCTCCGTCTATCAAGCCCTTGGCTATGCCACCATCATCGTCATATATGCTCATGATGATCTTCTGTATCACACCCAGTTTCTTGACCTTGACCGGAGGTGATAACCATATGGGCATCGAGAACGTCATAGTGGCCACGTCGATCTCTGAATCGGCGCCAACCGGTATGGTCCTCGAACTGAAGTTCGTGCCCGTCAACTCAACATAACTGAGACTGGTCCAGTCGATGTAGTTGTCTGATTTCTGTATCTCGAAATCTGGATTGAACAGGTACAGTATCTGTTCCATTATCTGTAACTTCTGATCGGTGTTGGTGGTCCATATGTCCGCCGTGACTTCCAGTCTGAACGGCGATGGCATCACCTTCTCGATGGTGTAACCTGCGCCTAGTTGGTTGGTGTAGTTTCCGTCTGCTCCGATGTCCCTTTCCCTTAGATTTTGCTTCTCTATGTGGTATGGATTCTGCATCCTTTCCCTGTCGTAATTCAATTCCCTGATGTAGCAGGCTATCTTTGGAGCGTATGCCAAGGCATTCTCACTGTTGTTCCTGATTATGTTGGCCACCTGTCTAGTGGGATCGCCGTAGGTCACAGGGACCGCCCTCAGTTGAACTTGTCCATCTGCACCTTTTCCGGTCTCCACAGAGAAGTTGCTGAGGATCCTAATGAATTGCGTCAAGAACTTCCTAACCTGTCCTTCGTAAAAATGTAACATCTCTAATTGTCAGCCTTTGGTTTCAATGCTTCGGTCAGCGCCTGCCTCTGGTTCACTGTCAACCCATTGATCGTGTCTGTGGTTGCGTTGTTGACGAAACTGGTCTTGTAATTGGCACGTGAATCATTGTTCGTTGTAGTTATTCTAACCGAATCCTCTATTTTGACCCATCTGGTTCCATCAAACCTGAATAATCTGTTTGGTAGGTAATCCGTCCTCAAGAAGTAGTCGCCCTTGTCAACGTTTGAAGTTGGGAACGATATGCCGAATCCTGCGGGATTACCGTTGGGTGCGACCCCGTCGCCATCTAGATAAAAACCATAGTGTGAGCTGGCCGGGGTATCTATCACGGCATTCACTGTCTTGTCTGAACTGACCCTATCGGTGTCGTTGACGTTGTCGGTCCTGATGTTGCCCCTCTCATCTATGGGAGCCACGTAATACTGTTTGTAGTTGAATCCTGACTTGGGAGCGTCCGCCTCCGCCTGTGCCACGATCTGATCGTTGATGGTCTTCTCCCTGTTGTAGGTGCTCATGTAACTGGCCACGGATCCTGCTGTTGTGGCGTCTCCAATGATGTCTTTGAATTCCTGTGAATCTACCAGTGTCTTCATCTTCAGTCTCAGCAAGTGCGGCCACCATGTCTGCGAAAACCCCTCCGCGGCCCTGTTGACATCTTCCACCACGTAGTACCTTTTAAGTGCTATGGGTATGCTTTCATCTAGACTGTAATCTTCCTTCATGTGTGGGAATTCTATGACATCTCCCGCCATGGGTTTCCTGCCAATCCTCTCCACTATATCGTTCAAGTGTACCGTGAGGAACAGTGTGTCATTCTGTAGGAACATGCCAAACTGTGAAAGGTTGAAATCCGCGTCCTGCACATTGTATATGCCCCTCACCACATACACGTCGTCCGCGTATTTCCTATCCCTGTTCTCTAGGAACAGCAGATCCTGTATGGTCCTCTCGTTAAGGCTATCGCCCGAGTAGTTGGGTTGTGTGGGACTTGCGGCACCGTCCTTGTTCGTGTCACCTTGATTGTAAGGACCCAGGTACTTGTGGAAGTGTAGATCAGTTCCTCCCACCGTAAACATCTCTTTTATGTTGCGGTCAAAGAACTTGTAATCGTTTCCCTTTTCGGGCTTGAAAATCGACAATCTAGGCATATCATACATATTTATTGTATAGTCGAAAGCAATAAATATGAGTATGTCAGAACTTCAAACAGGCCAACAGCAGATATTTGATTATGTGAAGAACAACCTCGGTGAGGGCATGATCGATGTGGAATTGGACCCAAAACACTATCAAACGGCACTGGAAAG